TACTATGTGAAAAGCAGTGCCATGGTCTTGCGGCATGAAAGTCGTTAAGGTCTACGGCGCACTCCGCAAGCGACTCGGACAGTGCCGGTTCGAGTTTGAAGTGGACACGCCCGCGCAGGCGATTAAGGCACTGTGCGTGAACTTCCCTGGCCTGGACAAGTGGCTAATCGACTCTGAGCAGACCGGAATGGGTTTCCGCGTCACCGTCGGCAAGGAACGCATCACACAAGAGGATGCCAGCGTGGCTGTACTGCCCTGGTCTGAGCGGGACGTGTTCAGCATTGCGCCGGTGCTGACTGGTGCAGGGCAGGGGTTTGGGCAGATATTGGCTGGGATTGGACTAGTCGCGTTGGCGATCCTTGCTCCCGGCATCGGCGGCGGTGTGGCTGCAACCATTTTCGGAACCAAGTTCTCTGCTATCTCCTTGGCCATCGGTGGCATTGGTGCCAATTTGCTTTTGGGAGGCGTGGCAAACATGCTGTCCCCGCAGCCGGACATCTCAGCACTGCAACGCGGCAAGGAAGCCGCCCGGCTGGAGTCATTCAGCTTCAGCGGCATCGTCAACACCAGCCAGCAGGGGATGCCGGTGCCCATCGTTTATGGCCGCGCTTTCGTTGGCTCGGCTGTCCTGTCTAGCGGCCTCGATGTGGCACAACTGAAATGATCGAAGACCTGCTGTTGGTTCAAGGTGCTGGCGGTGGTGGCGGCGGCGGCGGTGGCGGCAAGGGTGGCGGTGGTGGCGGCACAACCCACGTCCCATCTGAAGCTGATGACAGCCTGCAGTCGGTCCAATACGCCAGCGTCCTTGACCTGATCAGCGAGGGTGAAATCCAAGGCATCGAGAACGGTGTGCAAGGCATCTACTTGGATGGCACTCCCGTCCAGAGCAGCGGCGGAATCGACAATTTCACGGGCTACACCGTCGTCACACGCACCGGCACACAGGCGCAGAGCTACATCCCTGACACCAACGGCACTGAATCCGAGAAAGCCGTCAACGTCGAGATCACGGCTGCTGCATCCGTCACCCGGCAGATCACCGACTCGGATGTGGATCGCGCCCGCATCACGGTGCAGGTGCCAGCGCTGCAGATCATCGAAGACGACGGCGACATCATCGGCCACGAGGTCAGTATCCGCTGCAGGGTTCAGTACAACGGCGGCGGCTACACAACCGTGTTCGAGGACACGATCAGCGGCAAGACCACCAACGCCTACCAGCGCGACTACATCATCAGCCTGAGCGGTGCGTTCCCGGTTGACATCAGGTTGGAGCGCATCAGTGCTGACGAGACCAGCGCCCGCCGGCAGAACCGCACGTTCTGGTTCAGCTACACCGAGATCATCGACGAGAAGTTCCGCTATCCCAACAGCGCACTTGCGTTCCTGCGCTTTGACAGCCGTCAGTTCAAAGGCGTTCCAGCCCGCAAGTATCTGGTGCGCGGCATCAAGGTACAACTACCGAGCAACGCCACCGTTGACACGACTACCTACCTCGGGCGCGTCACCTACAGCGGCGTCTGGGATGGCACCTTTGGCGCTGCTACCTGGACCAATGACCCGGCCTGGTGCCTGTGGGATCTGCTGACGAACACCCGCTATGGCGCCAGCATCCCGACCAGCAGCCTGGATCGGTATGACTTCTACGCGATCAGCCAATACTGCAACACGTTGGTCAGCAACGGTCGCGGCGGCCTAGAGCCACGGTTCAGTTGCAACATGCTGATCAACAGCAGGGACGAGGTCTATAACGTCATCCAGGAGTTTGTCGCTCTGTTCCGTGGCATTGCCTACTACGGCGCCGGCGCGATGGTGGTGCTGCAGGATAAGCCATCTGACCCGCAGTATTTACTGACTCCGGCCAACGTGGTCGATGGGCTGTTTAATTACAGCGGCTCATCGCAGAAAGCACGGCACACCACGGCAACGGTGGCTTACCAGGATTACGACAACCTGGGCGAGGTGTCCTATGAGTACGTCGAGGATGCGTCAGCCGTTGCCAAGTACGGCATCATTAACAAAGACATCAAAGCAGTCGGCTGCTACTCGCAAGGGCAGGCGCACCGTGCTGGCAAGTGGGCGCTGCTGTCCGAGCAGAATCTGACCGAGACCGTCACCTTCTCAGTCTCGATCGACTCGGGCATCGTGCTGCGGCCTGGCATGGTGATCGATGTTGCTGATCCGGTCAAGGCTGGTAGCAGGCGCGGCGGCCGCATCAAGACGGCAACAACCACGACCGTCACCTTGGACGACGCCACCGGCATCACGCTTGGCACCTCGCCCACGATCAGCGTGCTGATGCCCACCGGCCTGGTCGAGACCCGCACCGTCAGCACTCTGGCTGCTGGCGTGGTCACGGTCACTAGCGCATTCAGTGAAGCGCCCAACGCCCAGAGCATCTGGGTCATGGAGAACACCAGCCTGCAGACGCAGCAGTTCCGTGTTGTCAGTGTGGCCGAGGCCGAGGACGGCATCTATGGCGTGACGGCACTGGCGTACAACAGCAGCATCTACGCCGCGATCGAGTCGGACATCAAGCTGCAGACGCGGGACATCTCCAACCTGTCCGCTCTGCCTGAATCGCCCACCGGCCTGACCGGTACTGAGCACCTTTACACCGACGGCCAGAACGTCCGCACCGCCTTTGAGCTGAGCTGGGTTCCGCCGACCCAACTCGTGCAGTCCTACCGGGTGATCTACCGGCTCGGCAATAACAACTTCTCGCAGATCGACACCAACAGCCCCAGCACCCGCATCGAGGGCTTGGACGCTGGCACGCTGCAAGTCCGGGTGCAGTCGATCAACAGCCTCGGCGGTGTCAGCAACCCAGCCACAGCGACGTTCAACCTGATCGGCAAGACCGAGCCACCGGGCAACGTTCAGAACCTGACCATCGAACCGATCAGTGCCAACAGCGCCCGCCTGCGCTGGGATGCCACGGTTGACCTGGACGTGCGCGTTGCCGGCCGTGTCCACATCCGCCATACCAACCTGACCGATGGCACCGGCACCTGGAGCAACAGCGTTGACCTGATTCCTGCCGTCGCTGGCTACAGCACCGAGGCGATCGTCCCATTGGTCGAAGGCGAGATCCTGGTCAAGTTCGAGGATGACGGAGAGCGTCAGAGCCCGACCGAGGCCAGCGTGATCGTGGACTTCCCGGATGCGCTCGGCAACCTGCTGGTACAAAGCCGCCGTGAAGATGCTGACACGCCGCCGTATCAAGGCAGCAAGACCAACGTCTTTTACAGCGAAGAGTTCGACGCGCTCGTGCTTCACGGTGACGCGCTGTTGGACGCCATCGCTGACTTTGACCTGATCAGCAGCATGGACTACCTCGGCGCCGTGCAGCCGATTGGGACCTACGAGTTCCTCAACACGCTCGACCTGGGTGCCAGTTTTGCCCTTGACCTGAGCCGCTTCTTCGTGACGGCTGGCTTCTTCCCGAACGATCTGGTGGATAGCCGCACTGCAGAAGTGGATGACTGGGCAGATTGGGATGGTGGCATCATCGATCAGGTCAATGCCAAGCTGTACCTACGCCGCACGCCTGACAACCCCAGCAGCTCGCCTACATGGTCCGGCTGGCAGGAGTTCGTGAACGGCACCTTCCTGGGGCGCGGTTTCCAGTTCAAGGCCGAGCTAATCAGCAACAACACAGCGCAGAACATCCTGATCGACCAGCTCGGCTACGAGGCCACCTTCCAGCGAAGGACTGAGCAGTCGGTCGGGGCGGTCAGCAGCGGCGCCGGGACCAAGTCGATCACGTTCGACAAAGCGTTCTTCACTGGTACCGCACTGCTCGGTGGTCTAAATGCCTACCTGCCCAGCATTGGCATCGTGGCGCAGAACCTAGCGACAGGCGACTACTACAACGTGACCAACGTCAGCAATACCGGCTTTGACGTGACCTTCAGAAACAGCGCTGGCACGGCAGTGAGCAGGAACTTCCTATGGACTGCGGTGGGATTTGGCAAGGGCGCTTAAACTGGTAGCAAAGTGGCCTTGTTATGGCTCAACACGATTACAACATTGCCAACGGCACAGGCGCAGCGGTTCGCTCTGACCTGAACAACGCGCTGTCGGCCATCGTCACCAACAACAGTGGCGCGACTGAGCCGGCAACGATGTACGCCTACCAATGGTGGGCAGACACGACCACTGGCCTTCTGAAGATTCGCAACGCCGCCAACAACGGCTGGGTCACCGTCGGCACCTTGGCCAGCGCTAACCTCGGCCTGCTGGCATCGGCTGGAACTCTCACCGCTGCACTGGGCAGCGCCAGCACCCCTGGCATCACGTTTACAGGCGACACCAACACCGGCATCTACAGCCCAGGCGCTGACCAAGTCGCCATCAGCACGGGCGGCACGGTACGACTCAGCCTGAGTACCACTGCAGTCAGTTCTGCACTTGCAATTGATCATCCCCTTGGCGCTGTCGGCACGCCGTCGATCACATTTACTGGCGACCTTAACACTGGCATCTACAGCCCCGCAGCCGACACCCTTGCCTTCGTTGAGGGCGGCGTTGAGGCCATGAGAATCGATTCCAGTGGCCGAGTAGGGATTGGCATTACTAACTTAACTACTACTTTCACCGCTTACGGTGGGACTGTTGGCCTTGAATTAGACACCAGTTTAGGTTTTTCAAATCGAGCCAATACCGGAACAATTCGCGCTTACGACAGAGCAGGTTCTACATATAGAGATCTTGGTCTGACAGGTGCCAACATTTTATTTGGCATTTCGGACACGGAAAAAGCCCGCATCGACAGCTCGGGACGTTTGTTAGTTGGCACGTCTACGACTGATACCAGCTACTACGACGCAGGCACCTTCACGCCACAATTTCAATTCAAAGGAGCCGACGCTTCCACCGCTGGAATGAGTTTGACTCGTACAGATGGGTCT